CCCCATAGAGCTATTGCGATTCTCCCATTAGATGGGTAGCCCTTTTCTCCTGAGTTGTAGCCCTCCGCCTCTTTGTCAACTTGATGCCTGGAATGAAAGCTAAACATTCTTGTTACTCTATCAGGAGTAAGTTCATTGTTTATAATCATTCTTGCTGTGCGGATTCCAACCTCAGTCCCACCTCTACCAAATTCTTTTCTCCACTCAAGTCCTTTTCTTGCTTCATCAATCATTCCTTGAGTTGGTGTTAAATCAATATCACTTAATGCCTTTACTTCAATAATATTAATATTTTCATTTTCTTCAATATCTTCAAATCTTTCAAAGTAGTTTTCAATGTAACCTTTCCATTCCTCTGGCCTTTCATTCTCAGCTACTTTAAGACATTCCTCCTTAGTTCTTTTTAGATAAACAATATTTGCGTTTAGTCTTTTAGCTAATTCATTTCTTACACTTCTTATTGGTGATGAATTTATAATCCAAACTCTTAAATCCTTTTCGTTTTCTAAGTCATTATAAAAAGTATCTCTCATTGAGAAGATATATTTTCTTACTTGCTCAATATGATTGTGCGTTGATTCATCAGTCAATGCTGAATGAATTTTATCAAAGTCCCAGACAATATCACCTCTTTTTTTATTTTTTCTTACATAAGTATTTTTTCCTGAACATGGTGAGCCAGATACTATTGTTATATTTCTGTAATAATCTTTATTATCATCTTCAGCTTGTTGCTTTGAATCATATTTACATGGGCCAGTAGCACCCCATCTATATTTACCATTATCACATTTATAAGCTGGCATCTCCTACGTTTTCTATTGTTGTCATATTCATTTGTATAAAATGTTGATCCCCGCCCTCTATTGAGTTTAGATTTTCTTTTTGTCTAACTTCATTGATACTCATATAACCATTTTGTATTGCGGTTTTATAAGCTTCATTTCTTGTTTTTACATCTCCTCTAAGTAATCCATTAACATTAAATTCAACAAATGTCTTTCCAAGTTCATTAGTTCTAAATAGTTTCAGATTCATCTCTTGCTCTATTCTTGTTAGATATGGCATCAATGTATATGTAACATATTCTTGAGATTGCATTTCAATATTGTTAAAACTTGACTTAGATAAATCTTTTAACATGTGAGGAGGAATATTGAATATTCTTGCTATCTCTTCTATTCCAAATTGTCTTGATGCTAAAAACTGAGCTTGCTCTGGTGAGATTGAAATCGGTTTGAATGTTAATCCCTCTTCAAGAATAATAGTTGAGTTTGAGCTTTTAAGTTTTGCATAAGAACTATTGAAACTATTTTTTAATCTTTCAATTGCTGTTTCACTTAATGCTCTATCAGTTGATAATACTGAACTTGGTTTTGCTCCATTTTTAAAAAATGTTGATCCAAATTCTTCTATTGATAGATTCCAGTTAATAGCCTTAGCACATTGGTCAATAGGTGAAAGTCCCTCAATCCCATCATCTGTAATTAGTTTTATATGTAAGACATCAGCACTATCTAAAACGCTTCCACCATCCATTTGATAAAACAACTCATTATCTTTAATAAATATATTTACATAATCAGGATTTAATGGGATGAGTTGAACTGGGTTTGCAGAATTATCTCTGACTATTTGAACATAAGAATTACCATCAGTTAAAACTGAATACATAACATATTCAAAAAAAGTTATTTTATTTTGAAAGTTATTAGGTTTGAATTTTATAAGATTGTAAATTCTATTATTAACATCCTCAACTTTATCACCATTATTTTCTTTTCTGTAAACTGATATTGGTAAAGATGAAACGCTTTCAGATAGTAATCTAATTGCATTCCAAACTGATGTAAGAGTTAATGCTTTATCAGAATCATAAACATCAGCATCTGGGAAAATTGTATTTAAACTCAACCCCCTTTTATCTATCTTCTTAGAACTATCACCAATGAAAAAAGTTCTAATGTTATCTATTAAGCCCAAAGATTATAATATTTTTTACAATATTATTAATTAAAAATTAGGCCTATGTGTAACAATGTTACCTTTTTTTATTCTTCTATCTCTACAAACTCTATAAGAATTATAGTCTGAATATTTACGTTTACCAAAATAAGTTTCATATTCATCTTCAAGCTTCTCATAAGCTTTTTTATAAGTTTTATATTTAGATGCATTGTCCCAGAATCTTTCATCAAATCCCTCTGGTGTTAGTAATGCTATTATTTTTGAATCCATAGTTATAATATTAAAAGCCCCCTATTGTCGTAAATACTATTTACCTCTTCTCCAGTCATGTATTCTCCAAGAGCCATGACTAAAGCAACCATCCCATCAACCTTTTCTCTTGATTTGTTTTTTGCAATCTTAATATTACCAGCTGGGTCTTCCTGTATTGCAACATTTGAAAGCATCCAATTCATAGCTGGATTGTTATTGTGAATGATTTGTTTTCCTATAATTAACTTTTCTAATTCTTTAGTTGGTGCAGACATACTTACAAAACCTTGACCAAATGGAGTCATGTTTGCTCCATCATTAATTAAATCAATAACTAATTGAGATGCATTCCATCTATCATAAGCAATAGATTGTATTCTGTATAACTTACTTAATTCATTTATCTTAGCTTTAATATAATTATAATCAGCAACATCACCCTCAGTTGCAATTACATAATTTTGATTTATCCAAGTCATGTAATCAACCTTATCTCTTTCACTTCTTTGCTTTGCATTTTCTGAAGGAATAAATAAATAAGGTAAAACAATATACTTATCTTCATCCTTAAATATTAAAACAAAAGCACTAATATCTCTTGTTGATGCTAAGTCAAGACCACCCCAACATTCCATTCCCTCAAGTTTTTTATAGTCATATTCTTGTTTACATTTCATCCAATCATCATTAGTAATCCAAACAGTTTGAGAATCAGTCCAAAGATTTAACATCAATCTCTTAAATGTATTTTGATAAGATGGAACATCAACAGCTCTTTGGCTTTCTCTTTCCATGTATTCTTTTCTTAAACTGATTCCATAATTTGGATTGCATTTTTTCCAAACCTCTTCATCTTGAATATCATCTCCATCAGAAGCTTCATATATAACTGAATAGAAAGTTGGATCGTTAATCGCTCCATCTCTAACTTTACTTGCATAATCATAAAGTTCATAACAAATAGATTGCTTATCAAACCCAGCTGTAGTTATTGCTAAACATAATGGTTCAGTCCTTGCTCCAGTTGATGTTAATAATGTATCCCATAAATCTCTATTTTTTTGAACATGCATCTCATCCATAAGAATACAACTGGCATTGAACCCATGTTTAGTAGAACTATCTGAACTTATTGCTTGGAAGAAATTACCCTTACTTTCGTTAACTATTGAGTTTCTAAATACCTTACCTCTTTTTGTTAGCTCTGTATTATTAATCATTTGCTTTGCTATGTCAAAAATTATATTAGCTTGGTTTCTATCACCAGCCGCTGCATATATTTCACCTCCTCTTTCTTTATCAGCAAATAACATATATAATCCAATGGCCGCACATAGTGTTGTTTTACCATTCTTTCTTGGGATTTGAATATAACAAGTTCTAAATTTTCTAAATCCAGTATCTTTATTTTTCCATCCAAATAGATTACTAATTATTTCTTTTTGCCATTCTTCCAAAAGTAATGGTTTACCAGTTAGCTCTCCTTTTGTGTGTGTAATAAAAGTTTCAATAAAACCTATTGCTTTATCACTTGCTTGTTTATCAAAATAATATTTACTCAAAATAATTATTTATTTGTGTATTGTTGGTTACTTGGGGAGCTGATATTGATGCTCTTGCTGATGGGGTAATCCCAAATTGACTTGCTAATTTTAAAGCATTGTTTAATGCATCATTTTTCATTTTCACTAATGGCTTGGCTTGTCTCCTAATAAGCTCTCCCTCTGAGTTCATAAACTCATCAACTCTTCCAGTTTCTCTTAATTGTTTTTCACATTCAATATAAATAGCTATCTCATTTACATAAGCTTCAATCAATTTTA